TTGATTGTAAGTATTGAGGAGGATGCATAATGCGAGAGATACTATTCAGAGGTAAACGTATAGACAATGGAGAATGGATAACGGGCGGTATATTTCAGCAAAAAGCTGATGATGTAAAAGATGAAGTAGTGTATATAATTGATAATTCATCAAATGATGTTGACTGGGCACATAGGGTTATACCTGAAACAGTAGGACAATTTACAGGAGTTACCGACAAAAAAGGAAACCGAGTCTTTGAGGGAAGTATATTCCGATATGAACCGCATTTCACAACGGAGAAAGCGTGTTTAGGAATAGTTAAATACAGAAATACATACGACAGACAACGTGCGTGTAATGACTGTGGTTTTGTCATAGAGTGGCAACATGAGCCGTTATTGACGCTACGAGAAGATTTATTATACTGGTGCGGTGACGGGAAATCAGCCAGTGTTATAGGCAATATACACGATATGAATGATAATCCCGAATTGTTTGAGGAATAAAAAATGAAAGAATGGAAAGTCAAAAAGAATGAATTTGGAGAAGAATGGCACGAACTTCGTTTTAGCCCATTTTATGAAGATGATGATGAGGTAATTGCGAGCTTTGTTCAAGATGAAATGGATGATGAAGCATTTTATTATATATCAAAAGAATTAAGTGCAGACGATGACCTATTGTGGGCTGATAGTATAGATGACGCAAAGCAACAAATCGAAGAAATGCTAATTGAGCATTGGAAAGATGAGATTGAATATTTAGAGGACAGATTAAAGGAATTTCAAGAAAAAAATAAACGGAGGAAAAGTAATGCAAGTTGAATTAAAAGTGAACGGTAAAACCGTTCACGCTGAAATATCAGAAGAACAAGCTAAAATATTGGGATTGGTTGAGGATACGCCTAAAACTGGATATGAGAGGGGCAAAAACGGTAAACTGTATTATTGTGTTGAGGAAGACGGTCATCTGTTACGTTACGCAGAAGGAAATGATTCAGCAGATGATAATTTTTATGGTATAGGTAATTATTACAGCGATAAAACCATTGCCGAGAACAATGCTCGTGCAGACAGATTGCAACGTTGTCTAAGACAATGGCAGGCACAAAACGACGAGCCTATTTCAGTAGAAGATTGGAACAATGAAAGTAAAAAGAAGTGGTTTATTATATATAGTTCTGAAGAAATGTACGCAGAGTATTATTATATTATGCGATTACCTAATACAATATATTTCGCCACCAAGGAAAAAGCAGAGGAAGCTATCGAAGTATTCAAAGATGAACTGCTATGGTATTTTACCGAGTATGTTCAGAGATTAGACGAGATGCAAAATGACTAAAGAACAATTATGTTGGACGTGCCAGAAAGCTTGTGGTGGTTGTTCGTGGAGCAGTTGCTTTCAGCCTGTTGAGGGTTGGACTGCTGAAAAGGTACACCGCAAGACGTATGATTCGTATAGAATAACAAAGTGTCCGGAATATGTATCGGATAAAGCAAGCAATTCTGAAAACAAGAAAAAGACACGAGTAACCAACAAAGAATTAGATACAATGAAAAGATTAAGAGATGATGGCCTATCATATTTTGAAATAGCAAAGATTGTAGACAGAAACCCTGACGTGGTTAGGGTGAATTTGGTGAGGTGTTGATATGGATAAAACAGCGAAGAAGTTAAAGCAGAAACGCAGAGCCGTAAGGCAGGCGATAAAGAACGCCGAAGAAGAAAGATATTAAAAAATTTTGATGAAATTGCAAAGAAACGCGGTATTAAGAAATTCAATAGAAAGAAAGCATTGCAGTCGTACAAGATTGTTGAAAACGAAGTTACAACAGAGGGTGTTGTCAATCTTGTGGTAGTAGGTGCGTGGTATCTGCGTATAAAATGCAAATGGGGTCAAAAACGCGTGTGTCAATACATAGAGGGAGTTATTCGATATATTGGGGTTGTGTATAACCGTGAACGCGATATTGATAAACTCGCAGAGGAATTAAAAGATGAGTGTGATTTTGATTATGAAAAACTGATGAACGATTTTGACCCACTAAAAATCAAGACAAGCACTGCCGAGCAAGACCATATTAAAATGGTTACGTGTGCAATGAAAAACAATGCACCTATAATCCTGTATACGTTCTATTCAATGTTGAAATGGAAGAAGAAACGTATAACAGAATTAGGACAGGCAATAAAAGATGTTTTAATGGGTATGCAGGACGGCAAGCTGAAAGAGGTTAAAGATGTCGTAAGAAAAGAATGCGGTATGACATTCTATTACGACGGACGTATTGAATATTTAGACAGGAGGAATTGATTTGACGAAAGAAGAGCTAAAACAGTATCGCAGTATTGTTGCAGAATTAAACGAGGTAAATGACAGAATAAACAGTAATACAGTACACGGTACTGTCACAGGCTCTGACGCTGAATTTCCGTACGTCAAGCACTGTATTTCTGTGTCGGGTGTTGAGCCAACACATATATCTGATATTGTACTACGTCAACGATTGGAGCGGCAAAAAAACAAGATTGAATTGTTTGTTGCCGGTATATTAGACAGTGAAACACGTCGCATATTCCGATACAGGTACATAGACGGCACCGTAATGCCGTCATGGCAGTGGATTGCATTTAAGATAGGGCATTACGATGAGAGTTATCCACGAAGAAAACATAATAAATTTTTAAAAATGCCGAATTTGCCGAAAAAAGTGTGATACAATTTATAATGCGAAAAGAATGAGCAAACAAAAAATAATGCAAAACATATATACAGTGCAATATTTTGTGTTCTATATCTTACCGCTCGTTATTTTCGTAAAAAAGGTAGTGTATCGTCGTGAGATGATGGGTGAATATCTCGTGTGATTGGTGGGAGTGGAGATATTAAGTCAATTAAACAGATTGTATATGTCAATCATATGCAGTCTGTTTTTTATTTTTGAATGAAAGGGACATAACTATGGAATTATTGCAATTAGTTGAAAAATTTAAAGATATTATCAATGTAAGCAAGATTGAAGATGCTGTAGATGAATTAAAAACAAAATTGTTAAATGATAATGAGTGTAAGAAGTTATGCGAAGATTGGATTTCAATATGTCCCGATTTAACAAAAGATTATATGCAGATGATATTTCAATATTATTTTGCCGACCGTAAAGAAAAAATGCAAGACTACACACCAAAAAGTCTTGCGGTAGCAGTTGCAGAGTTATCAAAAAACAAAGATGAAAAAATTTGTTTAGATTTGTGTGCGGGAAGTGGAGCATTGACAATCCAAAAATGGAACGAAAATAACGATTTAAAATTCATATGTAAAGAATATGATAGTCGTGTTATTCCGTTTTTGTTGTTTAATTTGGCAATTAGAAATATTGACGCCGAAGTTATCCATTGTGATGTATTGTCAGATGAAAATTTCAAAACATACAGGACGCAAAAGGGTGATAGATTTGCAACGGTTAAAGAAGTAGATAAGAGTGAATTTAAAGCTGATTGTTGTATATCAAATCCGCCGTACAATATGAAATGGGAACAGCCGGTATTTGCACAATTACAGAATAGATTTTCACAGTGTGAAGTACCGCCGGAAAGTAATGCGAATTATGCGTTTATATTGACTGCGTTAGATGAAATTAATGGCAAGGCAAGTTTTATATTGCCGAATGGCGTGTTAAGCACTGACAATCAAAAGGAAAAGCAAATAAGACAGTATTTAGTCGAAATGAATTTCATAGAAAGTATAATTGTATGTCCTGATAAAATGTTTGAAGTTACGTCAATACCAACGTGTATTATAACATTTAACAAAAATAAAAAACATTCAACGATAGAAATGATTGACCTGCGACAGAGGTATGAAACGGAACAACGAATGCAAAACGGACAGTTTGGCGGCAAAAGTCACACTAACAGGACATACGCAAAAGAGGTCAAGATTATATCCGAAAGTCAGATACAAGATGTATTAATACAAATTGAACAGTACGGAAATATAGCGGGTTACTGCAAGGCAGTAAGCATTGAAGAAATAAAAAACAATAATTATGTATTGGTGCCAAGCCGATACATAGAGTTTGAGAATATAGAAAATGCACATAGACCGTACAACGAAATAGT